ATCTTTACTAATTACCTCCGCTGAATTTATTATCCAATTTCCCATATTATTGTTGATATTGAGAGTTTATTTCAAATTGTAAATTTAAGTTTACTGCATCACTTGGTTGTGAATTTGTAACTGTTATTCTTATAGTATAACTATTTACCCATGAATAAGAAAAACTTATTTGATTTTGATGTATAGTGTATGAACTTAAAAATCCATTAGGAAACATATATCCATATACATGATACATTCCTCCTGCTGGGTTATTACTACGACCTCCTGCTCTAACTAAAACACTTATTTGCGAGTTGCTGCCAACAGAAAAATCAAAATTTTGTGATGAGCCACCACTTATAGTTGTATATGTGCTATAAAATTTAGCTTTTTTATCATACCATTGTATAGTATCTGAAATTGATTGCATAATTCCACCACTCGTTAATCGCAATTTTTCAGAATAATTATTACTATCCCTTGTATAAAATGTCATTGCTGCACTACCACTTGCAGTTACAACAGCATTAATACCCGCAACACCTCCATTAGCAGGACCATCAACGTTTAATTCAATTCCTGAAAATACATTTGAATTTGTATTTGTATTATATACCCTTAATCCATTTCCTCTTGATGTTGTAGTGTATGATGTTGAATCACTAAAATGTATTGATAAAGGTAAACCTGGTGTATCTGCACCAATTCCAATTTTTCCATTATTTAAAATAGTTAATCTTTCACTCCATGTAATTGTATTTCCTGCTGTTCCAGTTCCTGCATTATATATTCTAATTGCACCATCATTAGGGTTCATATTTATACGTGAAGGATAACCTCCTGTTGTACCATAAGCAAAGCTATTAGAAGCATTTTCATAAGCCTCTTGAACTAAATTCATACTTCCATTATGTTGAGAAGCTATTGAATTATATCCATTAACCTGCAATGCTCTTGCAGTACTAACCCAAGCAGCAGGAGTTGTTCCTAAACCGAAATTTCCATTGTTATCAATTGTTATTCTTGTTGCAGATGCGTTATTATCATAAATCATGAATCTGTTAGAATCTACACCGATACCAACACCCAATAAAAAATTACCTAAATTAGTTTCTAATTGTAAAGCAGCATTTCTATTTCTATTATTTTTTATTCTTGCGTATGCTGTTGTATTAGTTAATGATTGATAAATATCTAAAAGAAAAGAGGTATTTATAGATGTTACACCAATTCCAACAGTTCCACCTAAAGGGTTTATTAATAATGTTCCATAAGTACTACCACCATCAGTATAAGTTTGCATCCTTGTATGTGTATTACCACTTGAAGCATTTAAAAACATTCTAAAATTAGTACCTGTTGCAGTTCCAGTATTGTAATCAGTATTTTGAATAAAATAAGTCCCGTTTGATGTTATATTATTTGTGAAAGTTGCTGCACCATTATTTGCAATTGTTAATCTCGTAACTGATGCGGTACTCATTGCTATATAACCTGTATTATCTGCAGTTAATTCAATTACATTAGGTTTTGTAGCATGAGTTGAACCATATAATGCCAAAATACCACCTGTTGCAGCAGGGTTTCCACCTGCAATTCTTAAATAACTATTATCTACACCTCTAAATATTTCAGAACCTACATTTAAATTTCCTGTAAATGTTGCACTTGTACCTGATAATGTACCCGTTAAAGTTAATTGCTTTATTGTCGTAACTCCTGTACTTCTAACAATTGATAAAGGAGTTTCTATTAAAGCACCTGCATCTGAATAAGAACGCACAAAATAATCCATACCTGCATTTGAACCGCTTTCTGTTCCTGATACTTCAACGTTCCATCTATTGCTGTTATTTGTACGGAATGAAATTGACTTAGCTATTGAAGTGTCAGCATCGAGGTTCATAATTAATGCACTTGCTCCGCCATCAATGTGAAATTTTGTAGTTGGGTTAGCAACACCGATACCAAATTCGCCTGTTGGTAATATACTGACTAATTCTGACGATCCTGCTTCATTATATATTCTGAATCTGTGATCGCTTTGTACGTTACCAATAGACCATCTGTTTGTTCCATTACTTGCAAATCCTAAATAAGCGTTATTTGTGCTTGTTGCGTTTAGCCTGCCGATTATTCCTGATCCAAAAACGTCAAGAGCTGTCGTTGGAAGTTTTGTTGCAATTCCTAAACGCTTATTCGAGTTATCCCAAAAGAAATTGTCATTATCTTGACTGAGCGCTCCACTTGCACCGCCAAAAGCAACTGAACCCGCAGTAAGCGTGGTAGTAATTGTAAGCGTTGCAGTTGATCCAACTAAGCTGATAGTTCCGTCAAATCCATTCGAGTCATTGAATACCAACGAGCTGATAATGTTAGGCGATAATTCAACGTAGGCGCTGAGAGAAGTGTCCCAACGATAAAGTACGTTTGTATTTAAAGCGATATAAATTGTATCAGCTGTTCCGACTAAAGGGAAAGCCGAAAATGACGCATACTCTTCAACCGTTCCTGTGAAGAGCGCAGCCATTTGACTCAAAGTAATTTTTTTACTTATTCCTGTAGTTGGATCACCGATAATAGTTAAGTCAGTTAAGCTCGGTGTTAATTCTGTCGCTAATTGATTAATCTTTTTACTTTCCATTAGAACGTATATGTTGAAGGTACTTCGCACCTATTGTTAATAAATGGTAGGCTTAATGTTATATCCATTCTCACGCCTGCTAAATAATCTGGATCACTTTCTGTAAAAAACGTAACAGGAATATTATTGCCAAGCGTCCACGTTACATTAGCATAATCTTTAGGGTATCTGAGCTGCGCGATAATATCTTGACCGATCAATGTTTGATCACTTAAAACTTCCGTTTCGTTTGTTTCTTCCATTAACATTCTGTCCATGAAATATAAACTGAAATTATACGTGATTTCTTTAGCCAAAACCTGAGCGCTCGTCAAAGTAAAAAACATAGCAGGATAAGTGACTTCGCCATTGGAAAGTCTTTCCCAAACATCGCCAAAATAAACAAAATTAATTTGTTCGTGGTCGTTGCCTAATTTTGTCAGCTCCTTTACTATTTGATTTAACGTCATTTTTTTTAACTTTTTCCAGATATACTTTTAATTTCATCTGGTTTTTAATTGTTGCTTCTTTGCTCATATTAACAGCATCCGATGTTCCCCTGATAGCGCTCTTCGAATGACTTTCCTTCATATCCGCAACAGCTGAAATCACCAATCCAAACGGAAGTTGTATAACCTTCGTTTTCTGGTTTGATAGCATCCACTCCGCTTCCGAAGTTCAAGTATTCAGGGAATAGGTTATTATTTTGTTTTAAATACTTTATTAATCTTTGTTTATAAAATTCTGCTCGCGCTCTGTATCTATTCGCCACGTCAATCATATCGCTCATTGAGGGAGTTTCAGTATTCTCACCAGTCTTTCTTAAAAGTCCTTTATTATAAAACTGATAGCTCAATCCCATCGGAAGCTCACTCATTACAAAATAAACTAAGCAATCCACGATATAATTATCAAGTAAAGCTGTTTCATTTCCATTCAAGTTATTATTATCAATTCCATCTTGTAAAGCTTCATAAAGTGCAGTTCCAAGTGCAGGTAAAATATACATATCCTGCGCAGTTTTAATTTCTGGCAAGACTAATTTTTCATCCACGTTTGCGTGCAATCCTGTTCTGTCTTTAATTGTCTGAACTGATATAAATAAAGTATTTTTACCCATCTTATTTTCTTGTTACAATATTTGAAACCCATTGATGTCGGCAGCTCTCAGAATGGACTCCGTCTGGCTTTGTCCACCATCCGCCTCTCCTGTCCCATACAGAATAACCAAGCCTTTGCGTCAATTGCTCAATTTCACTCCTGCTATACATTTTTCCTGCGTCTAAAAGCGCCACGCAAAACGGACGGCTTGTCTTTTTATCTACATTCGAATAACCTTCAATCCATTCATAAGAATATCTAATTAAAAGCTCTTTTGTTGTAGGCGAAACCGCTTGAACTATTTCGCTCAATGGTTGCGTTAAAGTTCTTTCAATAATTATATTCTCTTCATCGCCTTCACCAACGGTATATTCCTCTATATCTAAATATCCTAAGTCAGTTAAATTATCAATTACAGATTGAATATTTTCTGCGCTTGTTGCTAAAACGTCAGCGATTACCTCTGGCGTTATTCTTTTATCCTTAGCGATCAAATCCAAAACGTTTGCCTGCAATTGGCTAACCTCAGCGAATGAATGAAAATCAGAATCGTCATTAAAACGCTTTCTCGATTTCCAAACTATAAAATTTTCTTTTGGCTCTCCATATTCATAAAAGCAAGAGAAGTCCTCTTCTATTGTGAATTTTGCAGCAACAGGAACTTCATACTTACTCAAATCAATTCCTGCCTTTTCTAAAAGCCATTCTTTCGGAGCGATCGAACTTAAAATATTTTCTGAAAATTCTATTCCGACTGCTTCCGTTGGAATTATTGATAAATCAGGCTGTTCGATACCGCGTAATTTCGCAAGCATATTAAAGACACCTTCAAGGTGCATTTGTTTACTATTTACGTAGGTATTTTTGAAAATTTCATATCCATCACGCATCTCAGTCCTCGTCCCTAATTTACCTGCCTCAGCGATTCCAAAAATAGAAGGCGTTGTAATTTGATGACCACTAAAAATATTTGTTTGGATTAAGCTATCGACTCTTGCAAAATCCTCTTTAGTTATATCAGATGCACCAAGATCGTCGATCATTGGTTTTCTACTCGCATCATTTACGAACGCCAACATAAATTTTTTACCATCTGATCCTGTGAATCTTTTGGTAAACATTTTTTCAATCACATTCTTTTCATCGCTGCTCGGTTCTCCATTCGGTAAAGTAATTAATTTACTCGGTGAAAATCCTGTCTGCGCATTACCTAAAACGTGCTTTGATATTTCTATATCTGACTCAATGTAATTAAGCGCACCAAAATAACCTGGCAAACTATAAATACCCATGTTTGGGCGATATTCTTTTACATAAAGAATCTGTCTTGTTTTGCCTTCTAAATTCGGATTAAAAGCAGGATAAACCCTTACTTTTTCTTTATTATCTTTCCAGTCCTCTTTGTACCAAAACTGAGTATTGTCTTTATTCGTTCTAACTTTTGTATAATCGATGTGCCAAATCTCAGCTAACTGACCTGTTGCAGACCAAATTATTTCTAAATAATAACCACCGAACAATTCAGTATCTAAAGATACTTTTCGAGTAATGTCATTAAGCGATTCAACTCTATTTACTTTTTCAATAAAATTCTTTGCCTCTTCGCTTCCTTTCCAACCATTTGCTGTTATATAGTGAACTTTACTTTTAACGATAGCGTTATGTTTAGCTGATTTATTAAATAATTCAACCAAGTAATTAGGGTAATCATTTCGATCACCATATTTTATATAACCGCCATTTTCTCCTTTCTCTTCTCTGAAAGTTGGCTGCTTAGCTTCCGCGAATGTTAAAACTCTTATATCCATTAGCTTCGTATTGTGTAAGTATCTGTTGTTGAATATTCAGTAAAGTTAAAAGGAGTTCCTACTAAATCCATAATCCCTGATTCAATCATATTTAAGCCACTCGGGTTTGTATTTGAGCTACTTGTTTGTTCGTAAACCTGATAATTATACTGACCATTCAAGGCAGTATTAAAATAAGTATTTGTAGTGATTGAGAATTTATTATATCGGTCTTTATATAGGCTTATATCGGCTGCATTCAATAATACGAATTTAATTTCAACGTTTGAACTTCTATTTGTGAAAACAAAAAGATAGTTTGGATTCGTCAAAAGCTGCTTTTCCGTGAGCGTCAAAATCATTGATTGAGTTTGTCCTTTTGTAAGCCTTATCATAATTATAAATAGCAAATTAGTTAATTTATTGCATATTTTAAATAAAAACCCCCCTACTAAAAAGCAAGGGGGTAACCTATTAACCTATGAAAAAACTCTACTATGAACCAGGTGTAGTCAAATCATTTGCAACTGAACCTTGAACGCTTGGTGCAAGCGCAGGTTCTGAACCTGTGAAAGTAAGTGAAAATCCACTTCTATCACCTTGTGCTGTTCCTGATCCTGCAGTTCCTGCGGTCAAATCGATACCTCTTGTTTTACCAAGATACCAATAAAGTCCGTTAGAATCTTTTACAACTGCTACGAGGCTGTTTTTAGCCAAAAGCAAAATTTCATTTCTCGTATTTACTTGCAACTTATTGAGAACAATTTGAAGTTCCTGTGCATAAAATACGGTTCCGTTTGCCACAGATGATGTCAATGTCTGGTTGATCATTGAAGTATCTTTTACCAATTCATATTTCCAGAAACGCTTTCCAGACGCCTTAGTAAGAGCAGTAATAACTCCACTTGCTTCGGTTGTACTTGTAACGTTTGCTGCTTCGGTAAAATACACTTCAACGATACCACCTAAACTATCTCTGCAGTCCAGTGTATATCCTTGTGTAAGTGCGCATGCCATTTTATAATGTATTTATATTGTAAGTGAAAATAGGGAGGTTTTTAACGCCTCCCTTTTTTTATATTAAGCTAAAACAAACTTCACGATCTCGTCAGGGAAGGCGATATTAACACCCATCTTGAACTCAGATACAAAGCGAACTTGGTCGGCTTCTTTTGCATAGAACATCTCGAAACGCTCTTCTTCGTTCAAAAGATCAGTTCCCAAGAACAAGTTGCTCAATCTCATTGCGTAAGCTTTGTTTGTTCCGTTCAAACCTGCAACCGCTACAACTTTAATCAAAGTACCTGGCAAAATAAATTCGCTGTCTCCTTTAACGTCAACGCTGTAATGGAATTGGTTAGAATTTTTCAAAGCAACTGTGTATGTTCTGAACAAATCTTGACCGCAGAAAATTGTCATGTCATCAGCTGCAACAACCTTTGCAGGAATTGCCTGATAAATACCATCAAAAATTGAAATTACGTTAGCTGCTGTAATGCTTGACAATGGAGCACCAGAAATGTAAGTTGAAGCGTTAGCAGCAACTACTCCAGATGCAGCATTTATAAGTTTAACAAGCCCGTCAAATTTATTGAGGTTAACATTAACTGAATCTGTATCACCTTGCCACAATGAAGTTTCAAGTTGAGCTGCGATAGTTTTTGCTTTCTTTTGTGAATACTCTTGCTCGAAAGGAATGCTGTCATACATTGAACCTGTTGGCAAAGCCTTTTGCAAGTACTTAGCTTCGAGGTCTTTTGGACAAAGAGCTTCGTTTACTTTAATCTTACCAACGGTTACAGTTCTCTGAGTGAATGAAGTTGAACCAGAAGCATTAAAACCGCATGTTCCACCGCTTTGAAAAATCGCGTCAGTTTCCATGATGTTAATTGTTTCTGAACTCTTTACACCCACCATTACGTTACCTGCGCTCTTAATCAATTGCGCAGTTTTTGCACCAAGTACTGAAGAGGTAACCAGCTCAGCTGCGTTTTGCTCTACATAGTTTGTAAGTGCTGATACATTAAATCCCATTTTGTATTATTTTTTATTGTTTAAAATTGCGTTTCTATATCTTGAAAGTCTTTCCTCACGAATGTCATTCGTAGTTATAAAAGACTGAAAAGAGTTTGGTTTTTCTATCGGATCAGCTGAAGGCTGCGTTGTAATTGCTTCGAACAATGACGCTACTTCATTAAATCCTTTTTTCATTTGATCGTTCAATTCTTGAATCTTAGCTTCGAGTTGACTTTTTTCATCTCTGAGTTTAGCGATTTCAGAATTAATTTGATCTTGCATTTCTTGCATTTTCTTGTCCTCTTCTTTTTTCATTTCCTCTTCAGGCAAAGCCTCTTCAGCGGGTGATGAAATTTCAACAATAATTCCGTTTTCATCCACTTTAATTGAGCTTCCGTCAGCCAATTTATGCTCACCAACAGGTGCAGCTGATCCGTCTTCGAGTTTAACCTCTCCGCCAATTTCAAGTGCTGAAATCATTACTTTTGTTCCGTCTTCCAATGAATATTCTTTCATTTCCACCTTAGTTTCAATTGGTTTTTCCATTTCAACAGGTGCAACATTGTCTTCGAACAATGCACGAATTTTTGATATTGCCTCTTGTGCGTTCATGCTTTTTATTTTAAATAGTGAATTAAATTATATGTTATCATTTAACTTCAGACAAAATTTTCTTTATCTGATTCATTAAATCGCTTGCCTGAGCAACTTGCTTCGGTTTATTTATAAAGATACCTTCAACGCTGAATCCTTTTATTTCTCCATTTTTGACCTTTTGCCATGCCTCTTCATTGTCCACGATCATTGAACCGAACCATGATCCCATCGGAGCGTCTTCAAAACCTCGCATTGGCATTATTCCCCTTTCCTGATCAGTTATGAAACTTTCAAATAATGTAACGTCCTCGAATATATGATTAGAGTGCATTAAATTAACATTATTTTGAAATCCCTTTTTGAAAAACTTTTTAGCAATTTTAAGAATAGTATTCGGAGTAAACTCAACAAAGTAATCGCCAAAATGCTCGTCGCTGCGAAAAATAGGAGTGTTAGATAGCATGATAGGACCAGAAATAATCCGACGTTCTTCATTTGTAATCTCAAATTTTTGACGCTCATTGAAAGCATTCCAGTTTTTTTGAATTGCGGGTCTATCTACGAGAGAAATAAAATCAACTTGCGCGTCATCTTCTAAATCTTCGCTTATATCCAACAAAAATATAGGTAAATTCTTTTCCATACTTATAAATAGTTAATTTTTATTTAATTATCGTTTATTCAAATCTTGCGTTTTCCTGAATCACTCGAACTCTTTCCTGAGTATCTGAAATATCTCTTTCACTTACATATACTTTGATTGGTTGCGGTGATCCACCACCGCTTGTATCTTGACGCGTAGGATTACCTCTGTCTGGCTCTGTGCTTGGTGCGCCACCACCGCCTGTACTTGGTAAAGCTCCGCCCCCGCCACCGCCAACTGAAGGCATTGATACGTCATTCATTGCCCCACCTATTGATCCGTCTTCACTTAATCCTGCCTGCGTTCCTGCTGCGTTAATTTGCTTTATACTATCAACTGCACTCTTTACAATAACGGCAGCCTGAGCGACTCCACTTGCAACGATTAAAGCTGACCACGGCAAACCTAATGTTAAAGGTGAAGCAGCTACGGACTTTGTTAATGCGATACCTGTATTTGCTGCAACCTGAGCCAATGCTGCACCACGCTCAATCAAAAGACCTGCAATGGCTAACTTTTTATTCTTTCCTGCCAACGTTTGAATATCCTTTCCAAACTGCTCGATTGAACCTAACCTGTCTTTTAATATTTTTAATCTTGCTTCCTTTTCAGCTCTTTCTATTTGTATGTTATTAGCGCTATGCTCTTTGTTAATTTTCTCAATCTCTTTCGCGTTATCACCTGCGTCTAAAAGCTTCTGTTTATACGCATTCTCTTCGATCTCTTTTGTTATTTTCCAGAACTCGCGACTATCTTCGGATAAAGTTTTTTGCTGCGCCTGTAAAACTTCAAGTTCATTTTGTAATCCCTTTTTAGTTTCATCATTTTTAGCCTTTTGAATATCTTGCTCGGCAGCGACAATTAAATCTTTTTTAATCTTTGCTTTTTCCTCTTCAGATAGCTTTATAAATTCTTTGTCCGCTTCTAACTCTTCAATATCTCTTTTTAATTGCTCTTTTCTCTCTTCAATAGCTTGCTCAGTATCGTTTTTAATTGCAGCAATTTTGATGTCCGAAATCTTATTTCTGAACTCCTTTTCTGTTTTCTCTTCCTCTTCATTTTTCTTTTTCTGCTCTTCAGCTGCCTTTTTATCAACTTCAGCTTTTTGTGCCACGAGCGCATCGTCAACGGCTTTCCTTAATTCAACTTTTTTATCTTCGCTAATCTTTAAAGAATCGATTTCTTTTTTCTTTGCTTCTGCGTCAATTTCAAGTTTCTTTTTAGCTTTATCTGTTTCACTTTCAATCTCTGCTAACGCTTTGTCATTCTGAAGTTCAAGTAAAAGTTTATTTCCTGTTTCAGTATCTTTTGCGATTTCCTCTTGATGCTTTTTATTTGCTTCAGCTGCTTTCTCTCTTGCTTTCTGGTCCTTTTCCTCTTTTTCTTTTCTCGCCTTAGCGTCATCGTCAGCGACTTTTTTATTATACTCAGCGCTTATAACTTCTTGTTGAGTTTTTAAATCTCTGAATTTCTTTGCCTCTTCGTCTGTTAATTCACCCTTAACTTTTAATGATTCGCGTAAAACATTAAGCTCATTTTCAGTCTGTTGTAGTTTTAAATCGTGTATTTCTTTTTCTTTACCACCCTGAGCTTCGAGAATTTTTATTCTATTTGCAATATCTTCGTTGCCTCTTGCAGTTGACTTTGCAATAGCGTCAAGATTTCTTTGTGCCTCGCTTGTAATTCCAACAAAGTCAGTAAACTTTTCGATCAAGTTTCCAACTCCTGTTGCCAACGCTCCTAATGGACTGCTTTTTATCCACTTACTAATTGCGTCAAAATTAGCAATAACTTCACCTAATACTAAAACGAGCGCTCCAATACCTGTTGCAACGATAGCGCCTTTTAATACTTTAAAACCTGTACTTGTAGTTTCAACAGATATTCCAAAAGCTTTTGTAACTGCAGCTGCTGTTTGAGTTGCTGCATTGTTTAGCTTCATGAAAGTTGTATTTGCTTGTATTCTTTTACTTAATACATCAAATGCGTCAATGCTTTCACCTATTGCGTTCAATCCCTGAGTCAATGCCATTGCTGCGTTAACTCTTAATAAAGCCTGTTCAACTTTTTTATTCTCTGATCCAAACAAAGCCATTGCTCCTTGCACAGCCGAAAATCCACCTGCAACTCCTGATAAAGCAGATGCTACTGCTTTAAATTTTGCATCTGGGTTAAAAGCATCCGTTAATAATTTTGCGTCTCCTATTCTATCTTTTAATTCGGCTGCACGTTTAGCTGCTTCAGTTGCCTGCTTACTACCTGAACCGAATTTATCACTCATGATAGCGACGTTCGCTGTCGCCTCTTTTAGCTGCGCTCTTAAACTTTTTACGCTTTCATCTGTCTTTTTAGTCGATTGATCTAACTCGGTCATCGCATCGACCGCAGACTGCGCATCTGTCGTGACCTTTATACCAATTATTTCGTCTGCCATTATTGAGTATTTATGACTTTAAGTAAATTAACTTCCGTAGTTGAGTAATTCAAAGGGTTATAATTGCTGATTTTATTTAATCTAAATAATACGCCATTTATCCAGATATATTTGCTAAAATCCAAGTTATAAATATCGAGAGTCGATAAATAAACTCTGCATGTAAGCAATTTACTTTCCATGTCTGTGATCTCTAAAATATATGGTTTATGATATGTATTAAATAAGTTATTAGTTGGGTAAGTCGAAGCAGGGAATTGTAATTCCTTAGGCGCTCCGAAATTTATATCTATCGTTGGGTTACTTGGGTTATCTAAGTGCCCTGCGTAACCATAGCTTGTAATTGTTGCAAGTGTACCACCGCCATCTTGTTGTATTTTCCATTGAGAAACATCAGTTATTTTTTTAGCCATCAAAATTCTTATAACGGAGTCCATCGGGTCTTCATTTGTATTCGAATTTGATAACTTATAGATTGAAGTGTGGTATTTATCCTGTCCAGAATGTAAAACCAAAACTGAAGCTGCAAATATTATTTGAGTTGTAGCAGTATCTTTAACAAAATCAAATTCAGAATCATATATATTGTCACCATAACCTTGTCCGTATTTTTTAAAATAGTTTTCGTTATAGTAATCTGTATCCTGCGCATATCTATAAGCATAATAACGTGCGTTTAATTGCGACATCGGTTTAATCGACATCGGATTATTCATGTCTATTTTTTGCGACCAATCCAAAGCGCCAACGCTTGAATCAGAATAAAAATCTATATAAGGCTTAATATTTATTTGATTCTCGTTTAATGTATCTTGATAAACATAAAGATTAAACATTTTGCAAATTGAGAAAAAGAAATCCTTTTGGAATATTCCTTTTGGTAAATTCGCATTCATTGAAACCGTACCATTATAAGCAACGCTCGTAAGCTGCGCTGATAATTGCTGAAAAGTAAACGTAGCGTTTGTAATTGTAACCACGTAAGTGTTCGCAGTATTCGGAACGCTTATTTCTATTTTTACAACATTATTTAAAGCGATGTCGCCTGTATAATCAATGTTAAATGTAAAAGGATTGTTCGCTGAAAATGTATTCTGAGTAAGCGTTTGAACCGCTGTTCCATTAATGAACAATTTTGCAATAATAGAGTTAGCAGAGTCAGTTTGGTAAGTTCCTGTAATGGTTGCCGTTGCTCTTATCGTTTTTGTTCCGTCTGTATAAGTAAATTGACTTTTCCCTACATTCTCAGTAAAATTCAATAATGTAGTTGAATCAAAAGCCAAATCGACTGCCCTTGCTGTTGGAGTATTCGAGTTTAAAATAGTTTTATTTGCGGCAATTGTAGCAAGTATAAATCTATCGTTAGTTCCCTGTATTCCCTGTGAGTTATTAGGTATGATTAATTTTTCAAAAAATGCACTATCAATAAAATCGCTGTTATAAGTATATGAAGTGCCTTCGAATATTTTTTCAATATATTCTTTAACGTATAATGCAGGGCGAAAAGTTGAAACATGAAAGTCATCTTTACCCGTTGAAACATCGCCATAATCAATTAGAGGATAATAATAACCATTTCCTGTTATTGAGTTCCAACTATTTTGAATGTTTGTAACGTTCCATGTATGATTATGTTCGCTAAAATCTAAGTCCTCTAATCTTTTGTTTCCTAATTCGCTAACAAATCCATTCAGCTCACCGAATACTGCGCACTGATATGTTCCTGTTCCATTTTGAACGATAATTTCCAGAATCTTTATAACTCCTTTAAATACCTGTATTTTATCGACATAAATTTCGCACTTTGCAACCTGAGAAGGCGTAAAGTTTGTATTTACGTTTGCAATGTCCATGTTATGATCATGCGCCATTCCAATTTCAAAAGCATATCCAAAAATCCTGTTATTGATTGCAGTTTGAGGAATCGAAATAGTCAAAGAGAATGAAGTATTTTTAGCACCAAAATCAACAACGTCATCAATCGTATAAGTAAAACTCGCTCCGACGTCCTCGAAAAGTTCAATCAAATTATTTTCAACGTATATCTCAGTTCTGGTCATTATCTAAATTGGCTGTTTATATATTTACCGACTTCAACATCGATATTGAAATTAAATAATTTATCAGCATTTTTATATCTGTAATCGTAAGTGTTTGAATTTATTGTTACAGGAAAATATGCTCCCTGTACTTCCATGTAAACAATTGGTGAAGCAACTAATTGAGCAAGCCACGCAAAATCCATTTCATTAACCCAATCGCTCGTCAAAGTATAAGAATCCCTGTGCTGTATAGCAAAGTTGAACGTAGTTTCATTATACTTATTGTAACTATCAATATTTACCATTTCAGAACCCGACAATTTATAAGGATTCTTTTTATAACTTGATCTTTGAAAATCGCTTCGCCTTCTATTTACTAAACGGAATGACATTGTATCATATCCACCGAGTCTATTTAAGAAATGCAAATTATATTGTCTGTATTTTGGATTGCATACATGACGAAAATTTAAAACTCTTGTTGTAGCTGATCCCAAAGTGATATAAACTTTATATCCGTAAGTATTCTCGGTAATTAGCGTTTGCCCTGCCCACTCATTGATTGCAGCTGCCTGAAAATTGAACAAATTATATTGTCCAGACATAGTAATATTTCCACTTACCGTTGTACCAACTACGTTGCTTTCATCATAGGTTTGAACCCACAATTTATATGCTCCGCCTGTAATCTTTAAAAAAGTAATGTAAAAAATATCACCATACTCGATTGTGATTTCTGAATTATCTCGATCTGATAGCCAATCGTCTGTATAATTTTCAATAAGTAAGTTATCGTAATAGTTACTCAGCACTAAAGGTATATCGCCATTCTCAGTAAATATATCACCGAATAATGGTGGATAATAATTGTAAGCAGAATAACTTCCGCTTGCAAGATTCGGAGTAACCGCACCGCTTACCTCTTCACCTATTCTTATTTGATAATCAACTTTTATTTTATCATTTGATGCAACTAATACTGAGTTTCCAGACGGCTCAAAATAATTAGTCATGTAACTTCTAACCATTGGAGCTGCATTGAAAACCCCGTAACTTCCCTCTGCCGACGGAGCAGGAAAAACCTTGCTTCTCGTAACCTGAGCGTTGTTTATATAAACATCGTACACAAATTTAAAATTAGTTGTACCTGAGTTATTAGATGAAGCTACGAACCAAAGGTCATCGTGCATTGAGGGATAAGTTGCGGGTGTACTATTAATTGTTATAGCCATTATTCTCGAGTTTATTTCCTATCTGTCTAATTTGTATTTGAACGTCCTTACCTAAGGCAACTGCCATAGTATCGAAAAATCCTTTATCAAAAACTTTTTTAATTGCATTATCAAAATATAAAGTTGATCTCAAACCATCTCTTTTGATTGCAGCTGACGTTGCGTAAGCTAAGGTCTTTAAATTGTCAGCTTTATTTACGATATTTTTTAATCTTTTACTTTTTCTTTGCGTTGCGCTTAATTTCTTTGTCTGCGTTTCATTCATTGCAGCTCCCTTTCCTGTACGAAACCACTTCAAAATTGAAGTCGCCATTTTTTTATTAACGTAAGGCGTCTCGAATTTATACGGAGTATCTGAAATTATTTTCTTTGCTTTTACAGGATTCGCTGCATATCCTTTCACCCCTTTGTTTACATATTTATAATAAATCGCGGCAGGATTGTTTTTATTATATCCCAATAATAGCTCGTAATCGTTTCCGAATTTATTTATAACTGGAACGGCTAACTCTCCTATCTTTCCTGTTGCAATTGCACCGCTCTTTTCAAGCTGCTTTTGTACCTCTTCATTGAAAAGCTTTCCGTATCTCGCCAAAATACCTTCTACGACAGGCAGCTCGCCATTTTGAACAATATCGTACTTTTCCCCTATCTGATTAAGGAATCCAGACGCTAAAAGTTCGGCTTGTTTTTTCTGCTCGCTCATATTAATAAATAGCTAAACAGGCTCAAAATACCAACAAAAACCCTCCTAAGAATAAGAGGGTCAAACACCATGAAAATCTAACGCTTGCTATTTAATTTCCTTGCATTCTCAGCATCGAAGTTATTTTTGGCTTTTATATAACTGAGAGAATTTAGGAACTCTATTGTGCTCATTTCAAATACTGACTTAAAAGAGATATTTTCGAACTCGGCAACAAGTTTGGCACTATAGTGCCATCCATAGACTCGCATAAAGTTGTTACCACCTGCGTTGCCTGATCCTTCGTCAGATTCGCTGTCATCAGCTGTTCGACCATATAATCCCGAGAAACTTCGATCCAATTTCTGTAAAGATGATAAAAAAAAACCATGTGATAATATATAGGCAAGAACTTCGCCATTGCAAGGTCATTCGCATACTCTTCGTGCTTACTTGCATCATATTTATCGTCTTTCCACCCGAGTAAAGTTTTTTTCTGAGGCATGACCATCGATGCGCTAATTTTGTGCATATTTGCCACGTGATCCTGACTAAATACTTTGCTTTCAATATATCTTGCACAAGGCATACTTTTAATATCATAAATAAAACGATACCTTTTGCCATTTACTTGAACGTGCTTTTCCGCAGGTATTTTAGGAATGTCAGTTTCAATAAATTTAATTTCCTGCCTGAGCTTTTTTAATTGATCAATCGAAAGGCTGTCAACTTGATGCTCTGTCATTCCTTTCAGAATAATGATTTTTTTAATATCTGATTCCAACTCCGATAAACTCGGGTCTGGCTTACTGATTAAAGGAATCAGTTGTTGATATTGCCATAAAGTTAAATCATGCCAAGTCACAGAATTTTATTTTTAATTATCTCTTCAATTTTTAAATATATCGCTATCGCTACAATTGGAAAACAGATTATAACGCTAATTGGAAACCAAATCCTATATAACAGGAGTTTGATCTTTGATTTCAAACGATACGATTTTGCCCATCGCTGAAAATAATTTCGTGATGACTGAAAGGCGTGGCGCTGTTCCATTTTCGATTCGGTTAATAGAAACATAACTGATTCCTGATTTCTCCGCTAATTGTTTCTGGGTTAATTTAGATTTTTGTCTTTCTGTTCTTAATAGTTCTCCGATCATATTTCTATTTGTTTAATTACTTCCTTTGTCGCCTGTCGATTTTCAGAAATTGCGGTAAATTTTAATTCCGCCTCTTCTAAATTTGTTGTTGTAGTTCCGCTTTGGTATTCTCCGTCTTTTGTGATGTAATACCAAGTTTTTCCGTGAATGTCGATTTCTTTAATTAATTCAATTTTCATAATATAGGTTTTTGTAAATTTATAAATTTATTTTAATACTGCAAAAACTTTTTTAATCCGTCAGCGCTTTTTTTTATTGCCTCTGCTCTTTCATTTAGGCTCTTTATCTGGTCTTCGATTTCTTTTCTGTCATAGCTGCAATAATAGCCGTTCGAAGTTGCGATTATTGGCAATATTCCCTCACTCCTGATAAAGTTCGTTATTTTCCTAAGCCTTACGCCTGTCATCTTGCATCCGAAGTCGAATTTCTCGTTAAGCTTTTCACATATTTCATCGGACTTTATTGGATTCTCTTTTGTCTTAGTTTCTAAGCCTCGAATAATTATTTTAACAAATTGCTTTTCCTCTTCGCTTAGTGGGCAAGTTTCTGTTTCAAAATTTGTAATCATAAACAATATTTATCCTGAAGTAATCCGATTAAAAATCCTGCGATAATTAAAACCAAAATTAAATTTAATGTTTCTTTTTTCATTTTATACTATTTTATAATTTTCATTTATAATTTCAAATTCATAGTCATCAAATTGCATTAATTCTTTTTGATTAGTTGTTATTCCATTATGCGTAACATCATATTCACAGATGAAAAAATAAAGTAATTCATCCTTAATTGATAAGATATTGATTAATGTAACTATATCATAATCAATAGCGTTTTCTTTTACTTTGATAAATTTTACAGGAGTCATTTTTTTTATATTTTATTTGTTTACAAGAAAATTAAAAGGGGAATTTATCCCCTTATTTTAATTTAAATGGATTGTTGAAGTTACCGATTGAGATTGATACATAAAAGTCAGGCTGCGTTCCGTAATCGCCTGTTTCCCTGTACGTTACGCCTCTGGAAGCGATTTCATTAATCTTTAATAGGTCTTCCCTTGTCTGTCCGCTGTAATGCTGAGCGATATAAAATTCATTCACTTGCTCGTATCTTTCCTGAGTCATCTGATAAGGCGCTTCGAGAATGCTGATAAACACTCCATACCAGTTGTCCTTTCTAATGCTGAACTTATATCCTTTAAAGGTAGCTTTCAGCTCGTTTCTGATTTCTGAGATTCTTTCTTTGTTTGTCATAATTGTAGGTTTTTTATTATGAAGTAAAGTTATTGATATATTCTGAAATAAAAAAATATTTTTATACTTTTTTTTAAAAGGGGGATTTCCCCCCCTCTTTATTTCTTTGTGGCTAATATGAAACTTCCGCAAGAGTTATAAATATAATATCCGCTGAATTGCTCGTCTTCATAAGCCTTAAAATAATCGCGTGAATGCCCTACGAACCAAGCGCCTGAAATTCCGAAAGTATATTTTTCGTTTTTACTTTCTGGCTGAGCTATTGAAAATCTGTCATTGATTGATCTAATTCCGTCAATCATTCCGTCGAATTTAGATTCGAGCTGAATATAAACTTTACCTGAATTTTTCTTAATGAAGCTTTTAATTGTTGCTTTTGTGATTTTTTTCATAATTGTAGGTTTTAAAAGGCGATTGCTCCCCTTGTTTTAAAATAGGGAGCAAATTTCATTTTTTGTTTCTATGCCTTGAAACTTTGTAATCATTTCTAATTCAAAAGAAAGCATATTATATTGTTTGTCAGTTATTTGCTCATCTCTTAAAGCTTTCATCATATTATAAGCTACTTTAAAAGCATCGGCAGTATTTTCAATATCTGCAATTTGTAAAAGTAATTCTCTTGACATTTTCATAATAGATTTTTTTTGTTTGTGATGTAAAGATAATGATATATTTCAAATCACAACATTTTTTTATACTTTTTTTTATATTTTTTTCTGGGAATGGTCAAAATGCTGAAAATCAGCTATTTAGGAAAAAGAATATTTTCCCGATCCTGCCTTAAAGCTCAAATTATTGTAGGCTAAAGCTAAAGCCATTACTGCGTCATCATGAAATCCCGAAGGCGCTGAATATTTTACGCCTGTTGCGGTATATTGATACTCGAATACTTCTAATTCATTAACGATCGTACCAAGAGGAAAGCCGATCCGCTGCGTCTGGATCGCTGTTTGTAAGCCTGTCATTAATTGCTGCTTAGATACTTGCGTAAATTTTAAGCCTTGTATATTCATGCCCTCTCTTTGCAGGTCTTCATATATCGGGTCGCCAACGCCTGTGGAATCGATTAATACAGGCTTTTTTTCGAGGTTTAATATTTCCTGCTTAGTGGAGTGCCAATCTTTTTGAAAGCGCTTAAAATAGGCTGTATTTCCCTCAGAATCGAGTCCAATGATTACCGTCCAGTCATACGACTTAGCGATGTCGATTCCATAAACGGCAACAGGATTCTGGCTCAGGGGTTTTATGCAGCGATTAATAAAATCAATCCCGAAAGGATTCGAGGCGTTCTCCATTGGATTCGCCAAATATTCCTGCTCAAATACTGCGTGCGGTAACTGCCTTTTAGCGTCTTCGATTTCAAGCGGGTCAATATAAGGGTTATCGTAAGTTGTATATTTAAAAGACTTCCAGTCCTTCTCTCCTGCTTCGCCTTTCAGGAATAAGCTGTAAAAAAAATTCTTGCCTCTGGGAGTCGAAAGAAAAACTGCCCATCCTTTATAATCCGTAAGAGTTGGTCTAATTGAATTTAACCAACCGCTTTCCAGATTCGGAATAAATGAAGCCTCATCAATTATAACTCCGTGAAATGGACGACCTCTTAAATTATCAAGGCGCTCTCCTGTAAAGAACTCAACTGATCCATTGTTCGGGAATTGTATTTTAAGGTCTGATTGATTACAGGGAAAAGGTAAAGCCTTTGAAAGTCTGGAAAAAAAAGTTTTTGCTAATTTATACGTGGGCGTTATGTAAGCTACCTGTTGCCCGAATGCAGCCGTCTTAATTAATTTGATCTGGCTTAATTCAGATTTCCCGAATCGACGTCCGCACATTAATACGATAAAGCGCGAATCGCATTCGAGAATATTTTTCTGGTTAATATGTGGAGCGCTAAATTCAAATCTCATAAAATTGACTTGCCTTCAACAAAGACAATTTCTACTTTATTGTCCATGTTTACGTCCATCTGTTCTTTTGGCTTACCATACACTCGCGTTAGTAACGTTTCAAGTGAGTAAAGACTCCCTTTTTGCAGACTCTTTCTCATTGCATTTGCTATCGTCTTTTCAAGTATCGTTGCATCTGGATTATTCCAAACCGCTGCCAATTCATCGAGGTTCATTGACATCATTGTTTGAATTGTATCATTGATCTCAGAAAGTTTATAACCCTGCTCTTTGAGTAAGCTCACGTACTTTCTCGGTCTGCCATTCCTGTTTATTCTTTCTGGGTGGGTATCAAATCCATCACCCCTTTTTAAATTGTCTAATTTATTTGCCATCGGTAGTACTTCGGTTGTTGAGCGAATAGGTCGGAATCGAACCGCCTTCTGTTTTCTGGAATGAAAACCGCTTTACCATTAAGCTATATTCGCCTATCTTTTAAACTTATTTTTTCTCCTTTATACATTCCTGCACCGACCTCATCTATTTTGCTAAATGGAATTGAGGGCACAGCTAATTTACAACTTTTATCAATAAGGTAAATATATCTAAATTGATAACCTTCGAGCTTTTTCCAACCTTCATGTTCTGTATTAAGATAATTTAACCAATTACCATACTTTGACATTCTTTCTCTGCTGCTCTTTATCGTCATTGAATGAATTTTATCGCCATTCGGTAACAGGAATAAATCGCTGTTCTTTTTTATCATAGTTAAATGAAATCCACTCGCCCTGTATATTGTGCCGTCTCCACAATCGCATCCGTCAGCATACGAAAGAATCCATTTTATGTGCGGTGCATTCTTTTTTATGAGCTTTAAACATACAGATATAACGCGACTCTCAGAATTTGCAGGCAAATAGTCATCAAAAGCCATGCGATTCAATTCGAGGTATTCATTCCAACCTGTGCCTTCAACTAATCCAATTGTCTTTCTTTTATCTAAGCTACTGCCAAAAGATAAAACTCCATGCAGTTTTCCGTCTAAAAAAGCGCCAAAATGTAAAGAGCTATTTTGTACCACTTTACCCGAATAATGGTGAAGCTTTACAAATTCATTTGCTATTTTAGATGCGATGACTTTTACTTGTATTTCTTTTGCTCTGCCCACTATCTTTGGTTAGTAAAATTTGAAATCAATAAATAAAGCGCATTTCCATTACCATTTTCGTTGCCGAATGTTTCACAATATTTATACTCTTCGCTTTTCTTTATTTCCTCTATTGCATTTTTAATCACTTCGGCTTGCTGATCCGCTAAAGTAAACGTCATTTGCTGAAATGGACTTTTATCTCCACTCGGTAAAGAAAATGATTCACCCAAGTCTTCAATATCTGTAAAACCTGGAATATCCATTCCCCACTCTTCAAGCTCTTCACTATTCCATTCATTCGCGATCATATTCCAGTCCCACTCTCCATAACCTAAGTTATCTTTAATTATAAATTCTTTTTGTTTCTCATCGCTAAGGCTCGAAGCTTTTATAATTGGGATTTCTTTTAATCCTGCTTCCTTGCAAGCTTTTAAACGCATATTTCCGCCAAGTACAAACATATCGTCATTTACTACGATTGGTCTTATCTCGAGCATCTCTGGAAAATCTTTAATAGATTGAACGAGCTTTTTGAACTTCTCGTCTTTTACTATTCTCGGGTTATTTGGATTAGGTTTAATTTCACCTGCCTTGACCACGATAGTTGCGTTCTTTGCGATCATGTTTGTTAAATGATTTTTGTGCTTTTCCTTTTTTGCGCTTGCCGAAACTTATTTTTATTTTATCTGAATTTGACTTTTTCATATAAGCTGATAAATTTTAGACCATTCAGTCGGGAGCGATACTTTTTTGTGTATTCGATACCCAATTTTCATAAAAAAATCATCCCACTCTTGCTGCTCTTTAATATTAATATGACCCCACATTTCATCATTTTCTGTTCTTTGACTCGTGCTGCTAAATAAAATCCAGATCGGATTAATTTGTTCGAAAATTGAAACTATTTGATTGTCAGTCATGTGCTCCGCTGTTTCAATGAACAGCATTATATCCGTTTTAGGTAGCTTTTTTACTACCTTTAATTCAGGTAAGTTTACTTTTAGATAATCTTGATGTGCTTTAAATTTTTCAAAAGCGTAAGTTTCAAAACCAAAATCCATTGCAGCCTTTGAATATGCACCTACTCCGCATCCATAATCCAGAATCTTTGATCCGTAACCATTAAGCTGTGCAATTGTATTCTTTGCCAAATCAATGAAATCAGGATTATGTAAGCTAATCCCCATTTTTAATTCTGCTTCCAGAAATTCTTTATCAGTACATTTTGCCATAAATTTCAATAAACCTCCTGTGGGTTTCTTTTAGTAACTCGATATATTCTTTTTTATCTCCGTATTTTTCGTGGCACATTCGACAAACTGCCATTAAATTTTCGATCTTGTCTTTATTTTTGCTGCCACCCATACCGCGACAATCAATATGATGAATGTCAACAGCTTTATTACCGCATACTTCACAGCCAATGAAATCTTGAAGTCCATAACCGAAATATTTCATATAAATTTTAGTATGCTCTTTCATAGCGTTCCGTCTTGCATTGGTAAGTCCTCTTTGTCATCAACTCTACGATATTTTTCATGCCACAAAGTATTAGTTAAAGATACACTTTTTTGAACAATTTCCTCTTCGCTGTCCTCTGGATAAAGTAAATGCAAACACTCGTGCAGCAAAATTTCTAAGTGCTTTTTCCCTTTCAAAGTTGCGTCTAATTCAACGAAACCTGAGCTGTCGGAAAAACCCCAAACTTTATGCTTTCCAAGTTTTCTATATTTAACCTTTATCCTGTTCAATTTTCATTTCTATTAAATCTGGTCTTTCCAAATCTGATAAATCTATTTTATGGTTTCCCCTCACTTTTGCTAACGCTCTTCTATAAACTTCCTCTTTCTTATATAACTCCTGCATTTTCTTAATTAAAAAAACTTCTTGCTCTTCAATACTCATTTTGTTTATTTTTTTAGGTAACATCATTTGTCGGTTTTACGATGAAATTTGTTGCAGGTTTTACATTGATAAATAATTTTTTTCACTCCAGATGCCGTCGTTTTTCTTGCATGAACAATTAATTCATCACTTCCGCATTCTGGGCAACTTCCACGATCCGCACCGAATATTACTCCGTAATGCGACTTCGCTTCAATATGATTATTCAAGTGCTTAAAAACCTTTTCCAAAAGTACAACATCCATTTTACAATATTTTAACATTTTTTCCATTGCAACAGGATCATTGTTTAAAAGAATTGATTTCCATAAATCGAACTCAGTTTTAATTTTCTGTCCGATTCCCAAATAATTAGCGATATAATTTAAACGATTAGAATTAAACCTAAATTTGCTTCGAGCTATTTTCAGTGTATCGATAGTTGTATAACTCGGGAACATTTCAATATTATGATATAAGCAGCGCGTCCGAATCCATGCCAAATCAAATTTGTCTCCGTTATGCCCTACCAATTCTGTTGCCTGATTAGCCACTTCGATAAATTGCTGTATGATTTTTTTATCATTCTGCTTTTTATCCCAACTCAGTCCGTAAACTTCTTTTTCCTCTTCCCATTTGTAACATATACATATAATTGCACGCTCTTTTATGATATTTGAATAATCAATATTCTGCTTATATCCTGCGGACCAGAATAACCCTAAATTGGGTGAAGTTTCAATATCAAAAAATAAACGCCTGCGCTTAGTTGGCATACGGGATATATTGAGTTTTGCCGTCTTTTTTTATGGCTCTCAAAATCTGTTTCCTCTGCTTACCATTGGACTCGTAACTTACATGAACCCAATCTGGATTGTCTTTAGTTCCGAACTCCCAAATTAACTGGTCAAATATTAATTTATCTTTAATGAAATTAAATATTTCTGAGTTCTTAACCAAACTTCCGTCCATATCAATATCTAAGGCTTCCCCTTGACAATGCTGCGAAGTAATGCTTCCACCGATAGCGTCGTTTAATTCTTTTGATCTGTAACCGCTACTTATACGTATAGGTTGCCTAAAATTTGCACGTATAGGCTCGAAAATATTTTCAGCAATTAACTTTAAGTTTTTTATATGCTCTTCAGTTGGCATATTTTTAATACCTCTTCTTTTTGCTGATTCACTACGAATGACCTCAGCAAGTTCTAAATGTTCGCTAAGTTTCATTTTTTAAATATTTTTTCCGCTGTGGTTAAACCTAAATATCCTGCACCAATAAAAGCGATTGAGGTAACTAAAACGTCGCCACCCCTGTGAAATAATTCAATACAAAGCGATAGCGTGCAAATAAAGCCACAAAGTCGCTTCATGCTTAGCCTATCATTATCCTCTGTAAAGAATTGTTTCATTTCTTTTTCTCGTGCTTAATTTTATATAAATTATAAACGATTGTAGTTATTCCAACGCCAATTGTAACCATATTTCCCACTTCGCTCAGCGTCAAGTTAGCAAATATGTTGGTCAGGATTGTGGCAAAGCACATTCCGATTGAATTTTTATCCATTGTCTATTTCTTTGAGTTTTCTTATTGCCCATTCGATACCTGCGTCGCCACCCCAAGCGTCCCACATTAATCCACCACATCCCTGATCGTATGGAACGTCTTTATTTTGTTGATGTCTTTTAAAACTTGCCATTCTGGCTATTGTATCTCGTGAGAGATTTTCGCGGTTTGCTAACATGGAAGCTCTTTTTTTCCCTGTTGCCTCACCGCACGATCCCCAACCATTTTCCTCAACCCATGCAAGCGCTCTTTTCGCATTATTTACCGCTGCTTCTGGATAATCATTGTAAGTCTCTACAAAAGAAAATTTTTCACCGATAGCTTCCGTTTTCTCTTTTATTAATTCGATTTCTCTGGGGTTATTATCGTAATGTTTACTTATTCCGTAATGCTTCACAGCGATCCACTTATATTGACCATTAGTGAAAATCACTCTGTTATGTGGAATACCTAAAAAATCAGCTGTTGCGTAAACTTGTTCGGATGCTGAATTTTGGCGTCTTGTAATTATATAAACCTGCTTACCTTCGGCAATGTCTTTTTTTGCCATTTTAAGACCGCGCTCTGTACTTAATGTATCGTCGTAATCGTAACTTATTTTGTTTGAGTCAGTTGCATATTCTCCAGACGCGATAATAGCTCCCCAAACTTTGTTGGCTTTCTCTTCGGTGTCATAAATACACGCTCCATTTCCAATTCTATATTTTCCGTTCGAGCATTTGAAGACTGGCATTACCTAAGACTTTATTATAAATAGCTAAACGCTTGATATTTACCACATGAAGGTTAAAGTTTTCTTTGCAGTAATTATAAAGAGTTTCACCCATCTCTTTTCTGGCTGCTTCGTCATGAACTAATAGCTTTATCCATTTATACCAGTCTTTCTGAGAATTTACATAGCAAACAGGCAGGTTTTTATAAGGATCAACGTTTGATACGATTGCAGGATTTCTTTTTGATGCAGTTTCCAAAACTTTTAAATTGGATTTCATGCTGTTGAACTTAGTTTCCTGTAAAGGAATTAAGCTTATATCTGAATCGCAATAACTCGCCATGTATTCAGTTATCGGACTATAATTATATATCGTTGGTTTTAATTTTAATCCATTTGTGAAATTTGTAATCATTCTGTCCCAAATCTCTTTTTCCTGATTGTTATAACCTGCTATTATTGTTCGTACAGGAAAATTAATCCTTTTCATCGGTCCTGCTAAAATTTCAAGGTCTTTTTGATGCGTTCCGCTACCTGACCAAAATAAGCGAACTAATTCACTCGGTTTTTTTATTTCTAAATATTGCTCTTCTCCGTATGGAATCGCATTCGGTAAAATCTCGACATTCTGATTATATTGATAAATTTCATCAGCTAATCTCTCGTGCGTGCAAGTGCATAAATCAGCTATTTGAATATAACTTATGATCTTTTCTGCTAAATTATTTTGAATGTATCTTTCATATAAAACGTGAAATGGATCTAAGTGCCAAAAATCGTCATTATCAACTACAATTTTTGTTCCATGCTTTTCTCTATATTCAGCAAGTTTTGAAGGCGGAACGTTTACGAGCATTCTATTCATTACCAGAATATCAAACTTTTGCTCCATTAATTCGTCGCTGATAGTATCTGTAATTAGTAAATAATCTTTTTTCATATTTACTAACGGCATCATTATTCTGTGGTAGCCAACTCCAGACTCTTTACTTGTAAGGGCGATAATTCTCATTTTTTTGGACGTCCTCTTTTTTTAGGCTTTTCATCTACTAAATCAGTTACCTGACCTGTTTCTGTAATGGTAAAAGATGCGATCGGAACTGCATTTGATTGTTGAGCTTCATAATATTTATAAAGCCTTTTGATCATATCATATTTGCAGTCTCCGCACCAAATTGTCAAAACAAAATTCGGGTCTAAATAGAGTCTAAATATATGCTCATACATTTTTAAAACGTCAAGTTCCAGATTCCTTATAAATCCTGCCTGAGCTGTGTGCCAATTACCGATGTTGGCTTCTAAAAAATCAATGTGTTCTTTTTTCATATTATTTCCAAAGTTTCCAAATTAAGCGACTTATTATTGGTGCTAAAAATCCACTTATAAAAAGACAGGCTGCAATATTCTGAATTAATTCAGGCAGAAAATACAATATTGCCCCAAGCCATGCAGCCAAACAACTTCCACAATTAAAAGGCTTGAAATTGACTCTCCATTTAATTGGTAAGTTATGTATATCGTTAATAAATAATGACGCACTTATCGCTGTTAAAATAATTAATATCATTTCTTTAGTTTTTTCTTTAAGTCTTTTTTGGTTTTCTGCAATGTACGAATTATTGAAATATAAGGTATGCCTGTTTGCCTGCTTATTTCCTTAGCGTTGAATCCTGTTTCGATTGCATATAATTTAAGAATCTCTGCGTTATACCAGTGAATTTCCTCTAAATTTTGAGTGAGTTTATCTATTGTTTCGTGATCATCTTGCGTTTCATTTATTCGAGATTTAATATTATAAGCATTCGCGTCAAATTCTACAAAATTCCTGTATCTATTGTAAAAAGTACTTCGGTCACTTTTAATCATATTTAGGATTGTTCGAACCATAAAAAATTTAAGTACTTTTCGATTATACATATCAATAAGTTGACTTTCCTCAATTTCCACTAATACCATAAAAAGCTCACTTTTCAGGTCATCGCGTAATTCTATCGGGTCAAATTTTTGTATGACGGAATCTATCTCTTTCGATTTCCACAGCTCGGTTAAAATTCCATTTTTGTCCATTGATTCAAAATTGGTTTTAATCCTTGCTGCGTGCATATATACGCCACGCCACCGCATTCAATTACGTCATTAAGTCTCTCTATTTGCTCTTTACTTAATCGATCTCCTATTTTTTTAACTTCGATCGCTACATAAACTCCCCTTGATGTATATCCTTGTAAATCTGACCACCCTTTCTCAATCGTTCCTTTTCTTCGTCTCACAGGAATATTGTTCACGCGATTTATTCGCATTCCGTAAGATTCTGCGACTCCTTTCGCCCATTTCGTAAGCTGAGATGCGCTGAACTCCTTCGCTGATTCCACAATGTGGGCAGTCTTTTTTTCCTGTTTTGCCATTATGCGTGGTAACTGAATAGTACTTTAAACAAAATTTACACCGCATAAATTTACATTAATTTTTTGAAATATTCAGCAACTGCCATTCTACGACAGGCAAGTTCCATAAATTCGTCGTCATCCAGATTCTTTAAAAGCTCTTTTTTCTCTTTATGATCCGCGTAACGATAACTTTCTTTTAATGCCTCTTCAGTCCTTTTTAAAGTACCTTCAAAATCCGTTACTAATCCTCTTTTATGAATTATATTGAAGCATCGTAAGCCGTTGAAAATGTGCTGCCAATCTCGCCTTTTTTTAAAATATTCAAAGCTTGTATTTAGGATTTCATCGTCTGAAACCTGAGGCGCTTGTAATTGCTTTTCAATTACTTCAGGTTGATAGTTTTTATATGCCCACCTTGCATAACTTGACATCATTCGAGAAAGATAAAGAGCTGAGAAATTTTGAAAAGTTTCAGCGCTTTCATCAAGCTTGTTTTTAATCATTAAATCAAAAGCCAATTCGAACTCCCCTATCGGAAGGTTAGCAAAATCAACTTTCATCATTCGCGACATATAATTCATTTCAAATTCGCTCGGCAGTCGATCGCCTTTCACGCCAAGTAAAATCATTCCTTTTGTAATTATCTCGAAAATTTTAGCCGTTTCCGAGTCTGCCAATCTCGGAGTCTTTTTCGCTTCCGATATTAGCTGTGAGTTTGTTAAACCAGTCTGCATATTGTTCGGTTTTAGATTTTTTAAAGTTATTGTTAAAATTATTGTTATTAATCCATACTGCCAACATTTTTTGCTTCCAATTTTTTACCGCTTTTCCTTTTGAATCATGCCAATTCGCAACTTCATAATATTCGTAAGCCTGCCTTGCTTTTTCTATCGTACTGCCTTTTTCTAAAAAATAATTTTCAACTTCTATAAGAGAGGGATTTTGTATACACTTAGTCTTTTGTATTAAATCAGTCTTTTGTATAACATTAGTCTTTAGTATAACATCATTTTTACCGAAATCGGAAATTTCCGAACTCGGTGTTTCCGAATTTAGGTTTTTGTCGATATCGGCAGGTATATCATAAACTACGTGATTCCAACCGATAAATCTACCTGAAGAGGAATCATGCACTTTAACAGAAATGATATATCCTTTATTTTGCAAATTTTTAAAAGCTCGATCAATTGATCCTTTTTTGTCTGGTAAATTATTGTATAAATTCTGCTTATAAATAACCCAATCGGAAGGCAGGCTTAAAAGATAACTTAACAATCCTTTTTCATCGAGCGATAAACTTTTCGATTTTATTATTTCATTCGGTAATGTCGTAAATCTTTCAGTTGATCTACTTTTTATTATTTGCCCTGTATTCATAAAATAAAATCCCTGAAGGGATTGGAAATGCAGTTCCGCACCCATCAGGGATAATTAATGTTTTTTACTGAAGGCTGCATCCTTCGTTTTACAAAGTTACGAAATATTCAATTTAGAATCAATTAAAAGTTTTGCCTGAGCGAATTTTTCTGCAAAATTCTCATCAACTTCGACCAGATTTTTACAAACCTTTATGCTATGTAAGACCGTTGTATGATGTGCGCCTTCGCTGATATATTCCCCGATTTCTTTTAATGTAAGGTCGGTATATTGTCTCAAAAAGTAAACAGCGCAATGCCTCGCGTCTTTTACTCTTTGCCTTCTCGAAGCCTCTTGACAATCGGTGTTAAATACTTCATTAACTGCGGTAACTATTTCATCCGCAGGGCGTCGCATATTTCTCGCAACTCTTTCAATTACAGGGAATTGATCTAAAAGCTTTTCGAGCTTTGAAATCATTTCATAATGCTGTTTAATTAGATTCTGGATAGAATTTCTCGTAAGGTTTTTAGCTGTTGACTCCTGTTTCAAAATGGTAAATCTTCTTTTGTTTTGTTATAGATTACGTAAAAATCATTTCCGTATTTATCTTTCTTTTTACTCAGAAAGCAAACATATTTTTTATATGCTTCCCCTTCTTTGATTGAAAGTTCTAAATACTCACCGCCTGTTTTGCCAACTTTCTTAGTTAAATAGATTCCGTTAGCGAAGTTCTGATTCTTTGAGTTCTGTTCCATTTGTTATTTCATTTAAAAATTTAGCTTCCTTAGTCGGGTTTTGATCCCATTCATTCAACAAGTTCATTAATTCGTTATATCGATGCTCTGAATACCAAATATGGTGATAAATTTTCGCAACGATAACCATTCTTTCCTGTGGCGGTAGGTTTTGATAAGAGTTCATAAAATTTGCATTTTTGCTTTTTCGAATGATATTAAAGTTCTGATCGCGTCAATCTGGTGTACGGCAGCTGAGCAACAGCGCTCAAATCCTGTCTTTAATCTTGTCCAATCTTTCGCCTTTGCTTTGACCATCATATTAAAAGTCGATGCTGAGAATTTATCGAGTAATTCTAAATTTACTTGACATTCAATATCTACAACCTCGTCAATCCTATATTGGCACTCAGTCATGTAATTGCCTGCTCTCGTCATTAAGATTGATAAATTATTCAGACGCTCGATTAACTCTTCAGTTTCTTTTGGTAATGGCTGCTCCAGATATTTAAGCATTCTTGTGTAATGGTCGTTATATTTATCCAACATTCTTTAAAGTTTTTTTAATATCAGATTGAGAATAATTTAAACCCATTGAAATTCTGTCTTTATCTTGAATTTGATTCATTTGCAAGTTAGATAAAGCCTTATCATATTCTGCCTGCGTTTTAATATTTCCGATCCTTACGGCTAATTGCTCTTTTTGCCTCTCTTCGTAACTTGTACTTTCGAGCAAGGTAATTAAATAAAGCCGAGCGTCTTCATCAATCTCTTCAACCCGATTGATTGCCTTTTGTACTTCGTCAGCTGAAGCGATGCCTGTATCAATTCCAATGTTAGCAAATGCGCAAGCTCTACCAACTGCACTCGTTTCTGCATTCTCGAGTGCTGAGGTATGGTTTACCTCTCTGTAATTATCTGACTCTATTTCCTGAGCTAATCCTGTATAAATATAATTGCGATCTGATCCATGAATTGTAAGCTTTGCTTTTACAACCCACATTTTCCTTTCTGGGAAATACTGATAGTCGGTTTCGATATTATATTCATAATTCTCGTTTAACCATTTGATTCGCTCGTGTACAGGTACGTAATCTTTACCTTTAATTTTAACTGTGTTCATATAGTTTATTTTAGATTTTTTAATACTTCAACTCCCCAATGTGCGCCTGAGAAAAAAATATCTGATAAGTCTTCAGGTCTAATTTGATTAATGAAAGTTACTTTTAATGTAGTTTCTCCAATTATTTCAAAAGATACTCGATCTCCTAAAGTTTGCTGAATAAATTTTTCAGCTTGTACAGGCGCGTAAAAGCTATTGTTGTTCATAATCCATATTTAATAAAGTTATTGAAAGTAATTCAAGCGCTCCGTCCGACATAATCGGTAAATAATGTCGAAAAGGTATATTTCCAACGTCATGATGTACGAACCATCCGATCGGAGTTTTTACCACTTCCGCAATGTCATTGTCTTTAATTAAATGGATTAATTCTTTTTCTGTCAGGAATACATTCAAGTAATCCCCTGCGATGAATTGGTAAACATCGCTTTTGATGTGCTTCAAATTCATAATTAATAGGTTTTAGAATCCAAATATATAAACTTTACTTTAAATAAAAAATTATTTTTTCTGGATTTTTTTTCGTAACTAAGCTGAATAAAGCTCATAATCGGCTCAATTATCGCTCAATAAGTGCCTTTTATGACTCGTTATATAGTAATGGAATCAGGATTAAGCTGATATATGCACTAAAAAAAGAAACCCCCTGCGCTTACAGAGGGAATCTAAACCTACTATTATGAATTACAAAATAAAGTATAATTCCGAAGAGTAAAAAATAAAACCACCGCTTAAATTTAGACACTCTTTCCACTTTTTCCTCTGCCTTATTTAAGTCTTTCTTTAACTTTTCTATTTCTTTTTCATGCTTCTCTTCATGCAAGTTATATTCTTTAATATATTCCTGCATTTCTTTTTGATGCTCGATTTTTAAGGCTTCGATTTTAGCGGTATTTTCAAGCGTTTTAAGAACCTCTTTTGTCTGGATAATAGTTTTACTCGGGGGGCAAGGTAAAACGATGCTGTCGCCTTTGTATTCAATTTTAATCGTATCTGTATTAATCAGCGTATCGATTAATAAAATCTCTTTAACATTTTCTTTAATCGGAAATCGATCAGCACATATTTGCGCTAATTTCTTTTGGCTTGTACAGGAAAATAATAAGAGAATTAAAAATAAATTAAAGACTTTCATTCTCTTCGTCTTTTTTCTTTTGTTCCTCTTGAATTTGCTTAATCCATTGAATCAAAGGAACTCCATACTTAGTTGGTAACTCTTGACAAAATTTGTCTAATTCTGCTAATTGCTGCTCGTTTAAAGTGATCATAATATTTGTTTTAAAATTATTGATGACAATAAAATTACAACTTTAATGATAAACTGCGTTATTTCTGGGCTAATTTTTATTTTATCGGATGCCCATTTGATAAATAAATCTGTTTCCGCAGTCTTACCAACATGAAAAGCATGACGCTTTAAAACTATAATATTGCAAAGTATATCAAATAGAATCCAGAATGAAGTTCCAAAAATAACCATATTCCAGAATCCAAAAGCTGCCCATATTGCAACAAAAACACTTATCTGGTTTATTCCTTTCCAAATATGCCATTTTTTATTGGCTTCGTATGCTAAGTCAGGATATGTATTTACTAAATCCCTTTCTTTAAATTGGAATTTTTGATAATAAACCCAACTAATCAAATAAAGAAAAAATATAATTACTAAAATCATAATTAAAATGGTAATGGTTTATTAATAATTGGTGGATTAATTTGTAAATCTAAATTTATATTTAATGAATTATCTAAATCAATTACATTTACTTTTGCTTCAATCCATGAAACAAAATCTTCAAAAGTTAATTCATCATAAGGAACAAAATTATTATCATTAGGAGCATCTAATATAATAACATTAG